AATCCTAACGCAGATCAAATAGAAAAATTAAAATTACTTTGTGAAAATATTCTACAGCCAGTTCGTGACCACTTCGGCAGAGTAACGGTGACTAGCTGCTTTCGGAGCCCAGAGTTATGTGTAAAAATTGGTAGCAGTTTACATTCGCAACATACCCGTGCGGAGGCGGTCGACTTCGAATGTCTGGGCACAGATAATGCTGAGGTTTTTGATTGGATTAAAGCGAACCTTAATTGGGACCAAATGATACTTGAATTCTACACTCCTGGTGAACCAAACAGTGGATGGGTGCATTGCAGCTACGTATCTGATAAACCAAGAAAACAATTGTTGAGAGCTTATCGAGAAGATGGTAAAACAAAGTATAAACCTATAATAGGAAATGCTACTGATCTCGAATAATGGAACGAATTATATTTCTAAGTTCTTTACCAAGAGCTGGTAATACTTTACTTGGCTCAATATTAAATCAAAATAAAAAAATTAAAGTAAGTCCTAATTCAATTACAATAAATATTTTATCTTCTTTATTTAATATAAAAAAAACAGAACTATATCAAAATTTTCCAAACTATAGATCTATAGATAACTTAATAGTTTCTGCGTTGCCAATTTATTATCAAGATTGGAACGCTGAATTAATTATTGATAGAGGTCCATGGGGAACACCATACAATTTAAGTATGATTAAAAATTTTATAAAAAAACCAAAATTTATTTTATTATTAAGACCATTAGTTGAGTGTGTAGCATCTTTTGCAAAATTACAAATAGAAAGTGGCGAATACACAAAACAGAATGTTTACAAATATATTAATAAAATTATGGGTAAACAACATGGTATTTTAGGAACAGCTTTGTGGAGTATAGATAATATAATCAAAAATAATGAGGATTACAAAATATTCTATTTTAAAGATTTAGTAAAAAACACAGATATGTTTTTAAAAGAAATGAGTGATTTTATTGAAGTTGATATTAAAAAACCAAACACTCTAGAACAATTTAACATTAATAATATTTACTATCAAAAAGATATAATTAAAAATTTACATAAAATTAGAACAGAAAGCATCGATCATAAGCAATATGATTTAGAAGAATATCTTACTCGAGACATGATAGAATATTATAAAAACTTTGACTTTAAAATAAAAAATGAAAAAATATAAAATTTTTAAAAACTTCGTAAATGATGAAGAGTGTAATATTTTATCTAGGTGGATTATAAATAATAAAGATAATGTTTTTTTTAAAGATGCAAACATGAAAGGTAGGAGATTAACAACTAGATATTCTGATAATTTTATTTTTCCATCTCTTTGCTATAAAATACAAGACAGAATTATTACTACATTAAAATTAGAAAACTCTCATTTAGCAAATTTTAAAGACGGTATGGTTGCCAGCTATGCAGAGCCTGGAGATACATGCTATATTCATAAAGACCCTATTTGGAAAGAAAACACTATTACTCTACATTCCAATATTAAGTTATCTAATAATGAAGGAGGAGAACCAATTATTGAAGGTGAGAAAATTAAATTAAATAAAAAAGATATGTGGACTTATCCAGTATCAAATGTTAATCATGGTTCTGATATGGTGTTAGGAAAAGAACCAAGAACTATGTGGGTGTTTGGTTTTTCAATTAATCAAAAAACATATCAATCTATTTTTAATTAAATGTTGTTTCAAAAAGAAAATTTTTTTACTAACTTGGATTATATTTTACCAGAGTTGTATAAAATAAAACTATATACTAAAGATGAGTTTAATAAAAAATTTGATAAACAACAATGGCCTGGTTTAAGAAGTGAACCTTTAACTGATTACCACCCAATTTTAACTTCTTATATTTTGGACAATCTTAAAAATTTACCAATTTTTTCAAATACTAAATTTAGACTTGGTATGTATTTGCATTTAAGATTACCAGAGGATGACCCAAAAGATTGGATACACAAGGATGAGAATGAAGATTTTGCGGGATTAATATATTTAAATAAAACTAATTTATCATCTGGCACATTAATATATGATGATCAAAAAAATATTATTAATGATATGAAATATGTAAAAAATAGATTTATATGTTATAATGGTAGCTATAATCATAAGGGTTATGGCTATTTTGGAGATAGTGTAAAAAATGGTAGATTAACTCTAAATTTATTTATGAAAAAGGTTAAATAATGGCAATATCAAGATCACAAATGCCTAAGCAAATAGAAGGCAAGTTAAGAGGTGCAAGAGACGAAAAGAAGAAAAAAAAGAGAGTCATCGCAGCTATTAAAAGAAAGAAAAGTCGTTTGTTCAAAGCATAGACTGTCAGTCAAAGAAGTGTTATAATTCTTTACTATGACAAAACTATGCCCAAGAGGAAAAGCAGCAGCTAAAAGAAAATTTAAGGTATATCCGTCAGCATACGCTAACGCATATGCTAGTAAAATTTGTGCAGG